CGCAATGCGCGCGGCCGCTGCGAAGACGCGCCATGCTGCGGTTGCTGCACTTTCTAACCCTAACCTAACGCATCCAATCAAATGAAAGTCCTTGAATTCATCCGCCTCCGTTCCTTCGAAGAGCCTTTCATCCTGGCCAATGAGCGTTGGCAATATGTCACCGTCAAACGCGCCGATGGACAGGAGGACATTGGAGTCTACCGCTTCTCAACCGACCTTTGCCACGACTACGCAGACTTCCGCGCGCTGTTCAACCTAGCCTAAACCCAACGCATCCAATGACATCAATCCAACGCATAGAAACGGCCGTGGACAACCTGATCAACGGTAACCTCACGCACGCACGCAAGTCCGCGCGCGGACTCACATATTCTGACATATTCGACTGGCTGACAGGCCCTGTCGGATGGCCAGAAAACCGTTCGCGCGCGTGTGCGGATTATCTGATCGGACGCATAGACTACCGCACCTATTGCAAATCGGACCGCTGACCTCTCCTCCGCGCGCCATGCCGAAAGCCTGGTGCGAAAGGGTAGGCCAATCTATCCGCAGCAATCAATCCAATGAAAACCATTCACCAAGTCATCCAAGAAATCCAATTCTTCGACCCCGCCGTCCGCGCATTCGACGCGCATGATCTACCGCAATCCGTCCGCGCGTACCTGCACCATAACTACCGCATGGACGCGCGCCTGACGGACGAGGAGCAGCAATTGATCGAAGTCTCTTTCGAGCATTTCGCCGACAATCTGCGCGAAGCATTTCAGGACGATCCTCGCCCCGACGCTACTCGCTTCTATCTGTTCGACGACCTCAGTCTGTACGTCAAAACGAATGCCGGACCGGAGCTATGGGCCGACGCGCAAGTGTTCGTCGTTGAACGCATCCTACCCCAAATGCGCCTGACGCGCCTGGAGGCGGATTTGATGCGCGAAATCGGCATGGACGATCAGGTCAACGAGGTCCGCGACGACTTCTATTCCGCCTTCGCGCATATCCTGCACCGCGATTGCGGCATCCCGCATTGCGACGCGCGCGAGCATTGGAACGCCTGGTCGAATCAATTGAGCGACTCCGCGTGCGAGTCGATCGTCCTGGGCGGCTCCGAATCAGGCCGCGCGGAGGGCATTCGTTTCGCGTCTGAGTACACCATCAACGCCTAAGAACCCAATGAAAACCCATACCCCTGGCCCTTGGCGACAAACCGGCATCAACGTCCGCGCTGGTGACGCTCTGATTTGCTACGCAATGAACCATCATGCAAACGCAGAAACGCCGGAGCCTGAGAAGCTTGCCAACGCTCGCCTGATTTCCCTCGCGCCTCAAATGCTGCTTGCTCTCGAACGTCTCGCGCATCCAATGGCCGACGACGAAGATTTGGACTACGCGCGCGAAATCATTGCCAAAGCGAAAGGCCAGTGATTCAAACCGGGGGTGCGCGCATCCGTTCCACGCGCAACAAATCCCACGAATAAACCGCAAAACCGCATCAAATCATGCATCCATTGCTCTTATCCGCTCTCATTCAGGTCGAATCAAACGGAAACGACCAAGCGCGCGGCAAACACGGCGAACTCGGCGCGCTTCAAATCAAATCGATCATGGTCCGCGATGTAAATCGGATCATGGGGACGCATTACGCGCACGCGCAGGTAACCAATCGCGCCATCTCAATCTTCATCGCGGAAAGCTATTTCTCGCATTACGGCAAACACCTCAGCGACGAATCTTTAGCTCGACTCTGGCAAGGTGGGCCAAAAGCCCTTAAAAGATCGTCCACGCGCGCCTATGGCCGCCGGGTCATGCGCGAGCTTGAGAAACAAACCGCCAAAGAATCCTTGCAAGTTGCGACTCGAAACGAAACTCGACAGTAAAAACCCCATTTTCACCGCACGGTAAAACCAACCAATTCAATGAAACTAACCATTCAGTCCAAAACCAACGCCCAAACGATTGTCGACCTCTTCAACGCAATCATCACTGGCGAATGCGAGACGCCAGGCGTCACCCCGCTCTCGATCTACGACGACGACCGACATATCTGCTCCCTCATAGACGCGGACGGCCATCAGATCCTTGAACTGATCATTGAGCGCGAGATTGGCGACAAATTGGTTCAAACCGGCGAACCGGAGACGTTGCAATGATCGACCGTAAACAATTCTACCGCAACCTATCCGAAACGGCTCTTGTGCAGGCTAGCACGATGCCGCTGAAGGAGTTGATCGAGAATCTCGAATCACTCGCGCACATGATGCATTCGCCAATGCTCCGCGAGGCGGCGAACCGGCTTCGCAACGCTGATTGCGCGGCGACAATACTGGAGGACTCGCTTTTCTACGCGCGGATGTACCGCGACACGACGAGCGAGGGCGATAATCGGCGGAGAATGCTGATCGACGATGCGGAGACGGTTTGCTCGATAATCCGAAAGGGAGGGTGCCAATGATCCGCAATCAATTCGCACCGCCCAAATTCAAGATCCAGATCAGCGGCGCGATTGGCTGGTCCGATCTGAAGGAGCGTGTGGTCCGATTCGAGACGGTCGAATTCGCCTCGCGCAAGGAGGCGGATCGAGCGGCCAAGGAGTTGAACCCCGGCGAGTACACGCAGGGTCGGATTCGGGTCGTGCCGTTCGAGATGGCGGAGGACTACGATGTTTATCCCACCGCAGAAAGGACAAAAGCAAACCATTCAGCATGAGCGACACATGGATGCTTCCAAAGCAGTTACACACATTGGCCTATGCGCTGGATACGGAGGCATTGAGCTTGGACTCAAGCGAGCAATCCCGAATATGCGCTCAATCGCTCTTTGTGAGGTCGAAGCCTTTGCCGTTGCGAACCTGGTTGCGAAAATGGAGTCGGGACAACTGGAGCCAGCACCTGTTTGGCCGAATCTTAAAACCTTCCCTTGGGCAGCGTTTCGCGACCGAGTGGACATCCTCACTGGCGGATATCCTTGCCAACCCTTTAGCGCGGCAGGAAAGCGACAAGGAGCGGACGACCCGAGACATCTCTGGCCATACATCGCAAGGGGAATTCGGATTCTCCAACCAAGGATCTGCTTCTTTGAGAACGTCGAAGGACATATCTCGCTGGGGTTGTCCGACGTCATCGAAGACCTGGCAGGAATGGGTTACAGAACGACGTGGGGCATATTCTCAGCGTCTGAAGTCGGCGCACCGCACCAGCGCAAGCGGGTGTTCATCATGGCCGTCTCCAGTGGCTTCAGAGGTACGGCAGGGATTTCAGGATCGTTCACGCGGTATGAAGGGGAGTCAGGAGAGTCTGACGACGGTGGTCGTAAAGAACTGGCCGACTCCAAATGCTGCGGATTCGTTTCAGGGAGGAACGACGCAAGGCAATCGCAAAGATCCGAACTTGAGCATAGCTGTGCATGGCCAAGTAGGCCAAATGAACGGCAGCATGGATGGGAGCCGCCGCGAGTTGTATCGTCTGAACGCTCGATGGGTCGAGACATTGATGGGAGTTCCGGTCGGATGGACTATGCCGAGCTGTGCGTCGCCACGGACAATCGAACCGACGAACTTCGACTCCTCGGAAACGGTGTTGTCCCGGCAACAGCCGATCTAGCGTATCGAACACTTGCGCGAGAAATCCTCGGATAACTTTTCAGCAGATAAAAGGTTGGCCAATCTGAGCATCCAAAACCATGTCGTTTCACCGATTCGATTCTAGCGCGGTCATGGGCGAAACCGTCCGTAGAGCCGCAAAACACCTTCCGAACGCTCTACGGGCCGTTTCCGCTCCATTAAACAGCATGTCGATAGAGCGATTGAGCGGTGCTTCATTCTTATTCCGCCGACGCCGCGCCACCGCCGTTCAAGGCGGGGGGGGGCAGCGAGCGACGAGCGGAATAGCATTCCCGTTTTTAAACGGGATGCTTACTTATTTTTAGATAAGCTAGAAGTGGCAACGCTAAGTTTTCGAGAATCAGAATGAATGTTCTCAATGTATGGTTGACAAGAAGTGAATGGTGTTTTATGTCTTTCTTCGCATGAGTTACTTATCCAATGGTTCAACCCTAAGGGCAACCTTCCGCAATATGGAGCCGATGAGGCACCATCTCGACCCGTCACAGTCCGAGGTTATCAGCCATATCCGGCGGACTTTGGACTACAGCGAGGAGGCTGCGGAAAGGGCGTTCAACAGTATGCGGAATCCGAAGAGTGGTGTGCTGCTTTTCGACCGAGTTCATCGACTCTGGTATGGATGCGATTGGACGCCAGACGAAGAGGATGCGAAGAAGGATTTCTTCACCCAGCGGTTTTCCGAGATGAAACGTGAAGTCGCCGCGCTTCGCGAAGAGGTTCGCGAGTTCTCTGAAATGAAGAAAAAGATCCACAAGGAATTGGATTCCATTTGGGAGACGATAGAAACTGGCAAGAATGGCCAACAATCCGACTCAACGAACGAGGATCAAGCGGCTCGCGAGAGACAGCAAGACGCCGCGAAAATGCAGAAGATGTGGCAGGCTTGAACCATAAATTGAAACGCCATGAAAACCGAAAAACTCTTCAATTCGACCGACGAACACTTTCGCATGATGCCGCCTTCACGGCACAGTGCAGATCCAGCTAGTTCATCCGTGATTCAAAAGATCATGGATGCGCTGGACTGCGACATCGATGATGCGGTCAAAACTTTCGACCGACTGAGGAATTGGAGCCAAAACATTCTGGTTTTTGACAGGATTGCCTGCGTTTGGCATGGCCGAGATTGGCGTCCAGACGACGAGACGACCGAGGACGCATTGCGGCGTGAAGTTGCCGTTCTCATCGCCGAAGTTCGCCGACTGCGCCAGGAGGTGAACAGCATTCACAAAGGCTTCAACAAGCCATTCCACCGGAACAAATCGAAAAATTTCTACGGAAAGATTTGACACCATTCCAGACAACCCCAACACTACGTCCGCAACAATGACCAATTTTCTGCAATCGGGAATAGTGCGCGAAGAGAATTCGCGACGGGGTTTTTAATTGGATTTTTATCCCTGATTAAACACCCGATTGCAGTCGATTTTTGAATGAAAGTTTATACGGCCAAGGCCACAGCAGCGATGCTTCAAATCTGCACCGAGACGCTAAGGCGAATCGTTCGCAACGACGGCATCCAGCACCGGAGAATTGGCCGACGAATCCTTTTCACGGAAGCCGACATCGCGGCGATTCTTGAGAGTCGAGCAATGACCGGAGCTGTGAATCCGTACGCAAAGAAGACAAACAAACAACCGCAGATAGAGAATACAACCTATGAGCAACCAAGCAGCAACATTGACGGTGGTAGCACCGTCGCAGCCAGCGCCGCAACCTCTGAGTCCGGCCAGTCCTGACTTCTACGACCGCATCGACAGTCCGATGGATGCGGTGAAAACGATGGGCGACTGGATTAGCCACTCCGGCATGTTCGGATGCGTCAAGCCTGAGCAGGGCTACGTCCTCGCTCTGGAATGCATCGCAAGCCGAATGACTCCGCTCTCATGGAAGCGCGAGAATCATTTGATCAATGGCAACATCACGATGAAGAGCGAATCGATGCTCTCCGGTCTGATGAATGCCGGATGGGATATCGACTGGGTGCAGTTCGACATTCAGGCCGCAATCGCCGACTTCAGTAAGGGTGCGAAGAAGGTTCGCGTCTCATTCACCGCAGATGATGCGAAGCAAGCTGGACTTATCCCCGCAAAGCCAGGAAGCGGCTGGGCAAAGTTTCCTGCTGAGATGCTCCGCGCGCGTCTGATCAGCAAGGCGACTCGCATGCTCGATCCGCGAATCACGCAAGGCCGCTACACCCCCGAGGAGGTGGCAGACTTCTCCGCCACCCCATCAGCACCCGCTCAACCCGCTCCGACGCGCCAGACGGTCAATGTGACGCCGGAATCAACCTTCTCGCTTGTAGAGAAACTGGAGCAGATTCTTGAGCCACATTCCGAGACAGCGAATGCGTTTCTCATCAGCAAGAACCTCATCAAGGAAGGCCAAAACTTCCGCGATGTCAGCACCAAGGTGGCCAACATGATCATCAGCGACGCCGATGGTTTCATCTCCAAGGCTAAGGCGTTCGCCAACCCGACCAACGAATGAGCATTCTAAACCGCCACGTTAATTTCGACATGCCAGCCGAGAAGTATCACGCCGTTGATGCGCTGAGCAAAAGCATGATGACCAAGATCCTCAAATCACCGGCGCACTACAAAGCCGCGCTGGACGAGCATCAGGAGCCGAGCAAGGCGATGCAGCTTGGCACGGCGATTCATACCGCTGTTCTCGAACCGCATCTGTATTCGCAGGTTGTCGCCGTGATTCCGCCGGATATCGACCACCGAACCAAGGAGGGAAAGCAGTGGAAGGAGCAGCACAAGAGCCGCATTCACCTGACTCATGCTGAAGACATCGATGTGCAGGGCGTGGCCAACTCTGTTCGTCGCCATCCGTTCTGGGAAATCATCAACCTGCCGCATAAGATCGAGGCTAGCGTCTTCGCTCAAGATGAGGAGACTGGCCTACCTCTGAAAGCTCGTCCCGATCTGTGGGTCGAGGATCATGCCCTGGTCGATGTGAAAACAACGGACGACGCATCACCTGAAGCGTTCAGCCGAACCATCTCCACGTTCGGATACCACATTCAGGCGGCGCATTATCTGGCCATGACCGGAGCCGAGAACTTCATCTTCGTTGCCGTCGAACGCAAGGCCCCGTACGCCGTTGGAATCTATCGGCTCGACGTCGAATGGCTTCAGGCCGGTGAAAACCTTCGCAGGAAGGCAATCTCGACGCTCCACGAATGCCGCGCACTGGACAGTTGGCCATCCTACCCAACAACGACCATCACACTTTCATGCCCAAAATGGGTGCTGAATAAATCGGAAAACTAAACCAAAATCGAAGCCTAACAATTATGTTCAAAGTCAATCGTAAGGACGCCGGAGGCAGCTACATCAATGCTGAAGGCGAGTACACTGTCACCGTGATGAAGGTCGAGGAAACGCTCGACGCCAAGGGCCGCGAGGTCTGCAAGGTGACTTTCGCAACCGAAGACGGATCGAGCATCGCCGACCGTTTCATTAATCAGGAAAACGTCTGGTTCCGCGTCAACCAGTTGGTTGCCGCCACCAACCACAACGTGCCGGATGGAACCGAGGTGGACTTCCTTGGCAAGAAGGGCAGCTACGCCAACTTCCTCAAGTCGATGATCGGTCTTGAGCTTACCATCATCGTTCGCGCTGAAGAGTACGACCTGAATGGCGAGAAGAAGAAGGCGTATCGCATCAAGGCGATGAAGCCTGCTGTGGCCACGGCCCCAGAAGAAAAGCCGTTCTAATCCAAAACAGGGAGGGGTGCGTATTCCCTGATAACGCACAACCAACTCTAACGCATCCAATTCGCATCCATGAAAGTCAAACTTGTAGCTATCACCAAACCCCTTGTCGGCGACGGTACAATGACCGCGTCCGATTTCATCACGTTCGCCGCCCGTGTCAGCAATCCGAGCAATCAGATGAGCCTGCTCACCGCTCCAAAACTACTGGCCTACTGCATCAGGCATGGCCATTGGAGCATCTTTGAACAGGCGTCGATGACAGTCGAGATTCAGACGAGTCGTGCTATCTCCGCCCAGATCATTCGCCATCGCAGCTTTTGCTTCCAAGAGTTCAGCCAGCGATATGCACCGACCGATACTGCCGAGCTGGTTGAGCTTCGCACCCAGGACCGTGTTAATCGCCAGGGAAGCGGAGAGGTTTATCCGCAAGAGTGGGCCAATGAAGTTGTCGCCAAGTCGGTCGATCTGGCTTTCAGGACATATCGAACGCTGATCAATGAGGGTGTGAGCCGAGAGACTGCTCGGATGGTTCTTCCGCTCTGCACGCATACGACACTCTACATGACCGGCAACATCCGCTCATGGATTCATTACTTCGAACAGCGTTGCGCCAAGGGTACACAAAAGGAGCATCGCGACATCGCCATTGCCATTCGCGACACGATCTTCGCCATTGAATTCTCTCACATTCACGCGGCATTGGAGGAATCGAAATGAACAATAACCAGTCAGAAACTGTGCGTCTCACGTTCAAAGGACTGCTGTCGATCTATCTACCCGAGAAGACGATGATGGAGGTCTACAATGCAACCGAGCTGTGCTGCCGAAGGAACAACTGGGGAATCGCAATCGACGAGGAGAACACATTGGACTTTGTGGAAATGCAACGAGTGGAGGAATCGAAATGAATATTGAACAAACAATCGAAGCCATCCGCGTCATGCAAGCATTTGTGGATGGGAAGGAATTAATATCAATGCGTACACCTGCTGTAACAGCAGATGATCCTTATTGGAACTGGGGTAACGACACAAAAATGTACCACATCAAACCCACCGCAACGCTCCGCCCGTGGACTGCGGATGAGTTGCCGCTGGGTGCGTGGATGAGGAAGAAGCAGGATGTATCACGCCGATGGGTTATAATTGACACAGGGAATGAAATTTGGCGACAAACTTGGTTTGAAGACCACGAACACTCCATCGACAAGGGCGTCACATGGCTCCCGTGCGGGGTGATGGAGGAATCGAAATGAGCAACCAACCAATCAACGACGGAGGACCGGCGTTTCCACATACAACGCAATGGGACGGAATTACTCCAGCAATCAATTACCATGGTATTTCAATGCGCGACTACTTCGCGGCGGCGGCGTTGCAGGGATTGTTGGCGAGCTTTGAATCAATAGGAACACGGGATGCGTATGCATTAGTCGCATACGAATACGCCGACGCAATGCTCAAAGCGAGGGAGGCGAAATGAGCGACACCCCAATATCAGACAGTACACCTCACAACGTGGCAGAGCTTGGAATGTTGTGCAGGAGGCTGGAACGCGAACTCAACGCGGCCAATGCAATCATCCGGCAGCAGCAATTGTTGGATGAGGAGAACCTGCGGCTTCAAGACCGCATCAAGCGGTTGGAGGAGGCGGGGGATGAAGCAATCTACCCCTTTGAATATGCGGCCCGAGTGAGAATTTGGACAGAAGCCAAGGAGGCCAAGCTGTGAGCGCAATGAATTGTATTGGAAAGATACTCAAACGGTTTCTTGGAATTGCGTGTTCTCATTATTGGCAACCGCTAAACGACAGTTTCCATGGCTCACATTCTCACTGGGACGTTGCATTCAATGTTAAAAGAAAATGGAAATGCATCCATTGCGGTAAGCAGACGCTTTCAGCAAATCCAATTAGCTTCATCAATCAAAATAGAAACAAAGCCAAGGAGGCCAAGCTGTGACACTTGAAGAACGAATACTGAGGATGATTCCAGTTTTGGATCTACCTCCAGATCGAAACGAACTCCGCGCAATCGCAATCGACGCTCGCAAGCTGGAGGATCGAGTGAAACAACTGGAATCCAAAGTGGATGAACTCCATGACCTCGAAAAATGGTTGGAGGGAAGATGAACGTACCAATCGGACCAGCCGCATTCGTGTTCTGTCACAAGCGAACCGGCCAGATTGTCGTCGTACCCAACGAGCGGTGGCATGAGCTGTACGACAAGAAGGATGACTGGGAACATACTGCGAGCGTGAACGCTTGTGGCGCACTTCAGTACATCATCGACGCCAAACCGGCTGAACGGAAACGATACATCAAGTCACTTACGGAAAAGCCATGAAAAAAGAAAAGATGACGCGAGTCGTCACAATCGATACGCAGCTCCATGACGACCTCAAAGAGTTCTGCAACCGCAACGGACTGAAGATCCAATTTGTCGCTCGGGAGGCGCTAAGGAAGTACATGGAAACTCAACATACGACGCAACCGTTGACTCCCTGCGCCGCTACCGCCCAGTAGCGATTCGTACCGTGTGGTACGGACAAACCCCTCCGGCTGCTATGAAGCAGTGGTCGGAGGGACAAATTTCCTAAAACTATGAATCTAAGAGAATACCAACAAAAAGCAGTCGAGTGGGCCAAAACTAGCGATGGACTGATCATCGCACCGGCAGGCAGCGGCAAGACATGGATTGCCGCGAGCATTATCAAGAACTATCAAAACTGCGGATCTGGATTGAGATTCGGCTGGCTCGCTCCAACCCGTGAGACATGTCAGCAAGCGCGCACCTCGCTCCGTGTTGCCGGTGTGCCTGACGAGATTGTGGATGTCCGCTGTCCGCATGACTCAGTGGACTTCAGCAAGAAGGACATGCTGATCGTGGACGAAGCAAAGCACAGCCCTGCTGCCGGATGGCGTCGCATCATCGAATCCTGTGACGGAGAGCGTTATGGTTTTGACGCCACGCCGTGGAGTGACAACGAGGATCGTAATATTGTCATCAAGGAGCTGTTCAACCAACGGGTCTACGAAATCAAGCGCAGCGACATCGGCGATTCATTGGCCGACGCTTACCTCGAAATCAGCGATGCCACAGACCTGAACATCCAGCAGAAGATCGACGATAACATCGACCGACTCTTCAATGCGCGGCGTCGGTACATGCGGATAAGTGACGACGAATTGAAGCGCATGTGTGCCTGGGAATCGCTGGTCGAAATTGGTATCTGCCAGAACCGCGAACGCAACGACTACGCCATCAATTACGCGCTGGAACACCTCGACATGCAGACGCTCATTCTCATCCCTCGCATCACGCTTGGCGAGGACTACGAAAAGCGCATTCCCGGTTCGCTCCTCGTCCATTCCAAGATTGGCAAGAAGCAGCGCAAGGCGGCGATGGAGGAATTCAAAGCCGGAAACCTGCGGACCATGATTGCCACATCATTGGCCGACGAAGGACTTGATCTTCCGAATGTCGAACTGCTCATTATGGTGAGCGGCGGTCGGTCGTCGCAGAAGACGATTCAGAGGGCGAGTCGCGCATTGCGAAAAACAGATTCCAAAAACTGTGCGACAATCGTTGATTTTTCGGACAAGTTTCACCCCATCGGAGCGTTCCACGCAAAGAAGCGAATGAAATGCTACCGTGAACTAGGTTGCGTTTTCCAATGAGTGCATCAATTACAACAACGAATGAAACAGCCACGCCCACAGAGAACGTGGTTTATCTGATCGGCGAACTACGAGGCATCAGCCGTCAAACCGAAACCAAGACAGGCGCGCTTATGGTGCGCCGCGTTATATCCGTCGCTCGTCATTGGACGGATGCGGACGGCAGGTTTCACGAAGATTACGATGAATTCGAGCTGTCCTCATGGGGACAGGTTGCCGAGAAGATTATCGAGATTCAGAACGGCGCTTTGGTGCGTGTCAAAGGCCGCGTGAAGGTCGAGAAATGGAGTGATGGCGGTGAAACCAAGAGCGCTGTGCGTATCGCGGCGGAACAAATAACGGTCCTTTGCTATTAAAATGAAATCAAACCAAACAATCGTTGCGGTCGATCCTGGTGTCGGAGGTGGATTCGCGGTCAAAACAGCAGATGAAATTTTGCTCTTTCCAATGCCCGAATCATTGCCCGATATGGCGCAACTACTAATCGGATTCAAATTAGCAGATAGCCACTTGTGGATTGAGAAGGTTCCCAAGTTCGTGTCTAAGCTGACACCCGCCGCGAGTGTTGCGACACTCCATGAAAACTACGGCATCGTCCAAGGACTGGCCTACGCTCAAGGGTATGCGCTTCACCGTGTAGAGCCGAAGATATGGCAAGATCCGCTTGGACTCGGAGGCAGAAAGGCGTGTGCCACCGGGCCTGAGTGGAAGCGAAAGCTAAAATCGAAGGCTCAGGAACTATATCCGAATCTGGATGTCAGCCTCAAGAACTGCGACGCCCTGCTCATTCTCCATTACGCTCAAGGAGGCGGCAGATGATTCGCAGGATGAATCGGCCACCGTCGCCTGAAGAGCTGAAGCAAATGCTCATCGCCGCATTCGCGATGGGCGTCGTCATCACCAGCGCGTACTTCATTCTCTTTGTCCTCAAATGAGCCAAGAACTCGAAGACATCAAAGAAGAGCTGGCAGAGTACAAATGGATTTCCAAGGAGCTTGCGAAAGCACTTGGCTGCGGATGCACAATCGGAGGAGACTTCGACCTGTGCATCGACTGCACCGACACACAGAAAGCATACAAACGAATACAGAAAATATATGAGCCTAAACAGTGCGAACAAAATAGTCAGAATCGCTGAAGCCGATGAATCAACGCCACGCATCGATTTCGCGTACATCGACAAGAAGTACAAGGAATGGCTTGTCCGCCGTGGATTCGCCAGCGAAGAGCAAACTGAACTCGGCATGCGACGTTCCGACGGTCGTCGCAGTCGTGCGGTCAAACGAATCAATTCCGATGAAAGCATCTGAAATATCCCGAGAACAACTCTTGAAGGAAGCTCCGCGCCTCATTGACTATGCGATTCTTCGAGGTTGGATGAGCAAGCCAGCGAAGCCAAAACGCAGCGTGGATGGCGGATGGCAAGCGGTTGGAGTCGGCCATCTCGACGACGCTTCTGAAGATGAAATACAAGAACTCAGGAAACAGCTCAGTGGAGGTTGAACTCCTGTCCGACGACGTAGAAATACGCATCGGAGAAACCAAGTGGTCAGGCGTGGCCTACATGCGCGAGGGCAAGGCCAAGGTCTACGTTCGAACGAAAGCTGAATTCAAAGCTAAGTTCGTCCTGATAGATGCGAAGCCCTAAACTTTACATCGCCGCACAAGAGCAGCTCTTTGCGAAGTTTCAGTCACGCTCCATCGCCATTCAGCATTGGAGCAAATATCTGATGACTCCCAAAGAGCTTGCCCTCCTTTTCAGCAAGTTAGAGAAATCAAATTCAGTCCTCTCCGAAATCGCCAAGACTGATCTTGGTCGAAGCGGGGAGATAGCGAGAAAACAACTTGGAATCGAATGAATCAATCAAAAGTAGATCGTGCGCGCGCATGGCTGCGTAACACGCCAGGAGCCGTCTCAGGTCAGAATGGGCATGGAGCAACCTTCGCAGTGGCAACCTCGCTCATACACGGTTTTGAGCTGAATGCGGGGGATGCCGAGACGCTCATGCATGAGTACAACTCGAAATGCCTCCCACCGTGGAAGCCGAATGAACTGGCCCACAAGCTGAGCGAGGCTGCAAAAGTAGCGCACGACAAGCCGCGTGGCTGGCTTCTGGAATCGCATTCCGGCATCGGTCAGGGCGGCACTCCCGTATCGCCTACCGGCAAGTTTGTGGTGCGTAAGATCCAAGCAATTCCGCAATCGGACTTTCGATTTTCAACCATAGATTTCTTAAAAGCCTGCTTTGAACCGGACGAAGTTGTCTGCATCTGCAATGACATCGTAAGTGACGATGAAGGTCGAACTCGACCAAACTCCAAGGGTACGTTCCTCAAGCGCGACGAATGGATTAAGGACCATTTCACGCCGCCCATCAGCTCGATGTGGAACGGTCCTGACAGCCGTGGCGCATACGTCCGTGTCAACCCATGCTTCGATGAGAGTGGTTCTGATTCCGGCGTGGCAGCATTCCGCCATGTCTTGGTCGAGATGGACGAGAAGACCAAGGACGAGCAATGGACGATCCTTAAGGAGTCGAAGCTCCCGCTATCGGTCGTCATAGATTCCGGCGGCAAGAGCTTGCACGGCTGGGTGCGCGTCGATGCAGCGAACAAGGAGGAATGGAACGAGCGTCGTGATGTCGTTTATCGCCAGCTAGAGACGCTCGGCATCGATCCGAAGAACAAGAACGCGAGCAGGTTCAGCCGTCTTGCCGGTGTGATGCGCGATGGCAATGAGCAGAAGCTGTTGGCCATCAATGTCGGGTCGGTCAACTGGGATGCGTTTACGGACTATCTGGAGTCGCAGGACATGCCTCAGGAGTTCTCGCTCGATAGCATCATCGAGTACGACCCAAAGAATGATCCTGACAATCTGATCGGTGACAGATGGCTACGTCGCGGTTCATCGCTTCTCTTCGTCGGCCAAAGCGGTTGCGGCAAAAGCTCGATGGCCGCGTATCAGGGGATGAAGTGGGCGTCCGGTGAAGCGTGGTTCGGCGTCAAACCTGTGCGCGCGCTGAAGGTGGCCTACATCCAAGCTGAGAACGACATCGCCGATCAGCATGACGCACTCAAAGGCGCTGCTCAGATGACGTTCGGAAAAGAGAACTGGGAGCGAGGATTGCGGAGCGTGGACATGCTCTTCTTCCGCGAGACGGTTAGGACCGGCTCCGACTTTGCCACAATGCTCCGCCGCCTCGTTCGCAAGACCAAAGCTGACGTTGTTTACATCGATCCGCTGCTCTCCTACATGGGCGGCAATCCTGCGGACATTGAGGTATGCGCGAACTTCACGCGACATCTGCTCCAGCCGATTATGATGGAGACAGGTGTTGTCCTGGTGCTTGTCCATCACTTCCCAAAGCCGAAGGGCAAGGATGACAAGCCTGAAAGTGTGGCAGATTTGGCCTACTCAGGATTCGGATCGTCGGATCTGACGAACTGGGCGAGAGAGGTGATTGTGATGAAGGAGGTTGGCTTCAACAATCCGCGCAAGTTCATGCTCGGCATGGCGAAACGGGCCGACCGTTCCGGCATGACGGACAAAGACGGAAAAGTCACCGGATCGATTATGATCCAGCGTGGAACAGGCGGCGACATCTCATGGAACTACGCAGAACCAGAGAAGTTCGTCGTTGATAAGGAGTCGGCGAAAAAGCCGTACTCCAAAGGACGATATCCTAAGCGTTAGCCTTCTCACGCATGGCGCGGCGACGGCCTTTCGCAGCGAGCGATTGGAACTTCGCCTTGCCGTATTTTTTACGGCCAATGGCTGCACTTAATGCAGCAGGATCTTTCACACCCTTCTTCTCAAGCTCACCAACGAGCTTCTCGTAACGTCCGCCACCACCAAGTTTCATCTTGTCCATAAAATCACCATGCTTTGCAACTCCAGTGCCGAGGAGTCGTTTTATCGGTTGCCGTCGCGCAGTTATGCCGCGCGCGGAAGTTCTTACGACGCTCAGGATTGTCGCGTTTGATTTCCATGTTCGGATCGCCGAACCGAACGATGACAACCTTGCCAGCCGGATTCTTGACGTACACCGCGCTCTTCTTCCGCTCGCCAGGAGTGTAGAACGGCTTGTTGAGCGTCACCTTACGGCCCTTGTAGGTGTTACCTTTTTTGGAGAGGGAGGTTTTCATTCGCCAGACATCACTTCTTTAACCGTCAGATTCCTGATGATCATCGGAATGTCGTTGTTCAGCATTTTCGTCTCAGCATTGGTAAGCTGATCGAACGGCTTGATGACGACAGATCGGTAGTTCGGGTTGTCCAAAAGATACCCAGCGAGCTTAGACTGGAGCTTTTCAGTCCACCGATACGCCCTTTCACCACCCGCAACACCAAAGAACGGACCGGCGGCAGCAGTCCCCTTTACCAATGCGGCTGTTCCGGCAATCCCTGGAAGCAGCTTAGAGATAAGCGATGTCTTGTTCTTTTCGGCAACCTCAAGCGCCCTAGCTATTTCATCCACCTTTGTTTTTCCGGCAGTTCCGAAAACACCATCCAAAGCGTTTTGCCACGACTCCGCAGATTGGGTGAATGACTTTGCAGTGATTGGTCCTTTCTTGCTCGCCTCGCTGACAATCTGGGACAACAACGCATTTTGTGTGTCAGCCAAAGTCTCGGCGCTAAGAGCATTTTTAACTCTCGAAACGTTCTCTTTCGAGTTGTTCAAGAACTCAAGAACGACGTTTGGAGAAGCGATGATACCTTCCGATTTTCCAGCCGAAGCCTTCCTGAAGTCTTCAGCAAAACTCTTGGAAGAAGCATTCAAAGCCGCCCTTGCTTGATCGATTCCCTCCTGAGTCACGTTTGGAAAGAATTCATCAAGCACTTCCTTTTGAAGACCCTTTGACCTCTTGAAGAGTACGTTTTCAAGATTGTCGAGAAACTTGGACTGACCGCCAACGTTTAGGTCGTTGTAAATTCGGTTTCCAATCTTCGACTTAACGGCATCGTAATCTTCTGCAAGAATTCCCCTTAGCTGCTTCAGTTTTGCAGGACCATCTTTTCCGCTAAGAGACTCGATGATCGAAGACCATGAACCTCCTTGTTCACCGACATCCTTCAAAATTCCTTTTGAAAAAGTGGTGTTGTAGTCCTCCATGAATCCAGAATACCTCTCCTTCAGATCCTTGAAGTTTTTAACAAGAGGATCATCCGGGAATCTTTTTTGAAACTGACCAAGTGCATTTTCAAACTTTGCCTTGGCTTGATTGTACGCAGCCCACTGATCGCCAGTTCCAGCCTTGACAGGCTCACCCCACTTGATGGCTTTTGCAGCGTCCTGCTGCTCCTTCCACAAGTCAGCCAAACTCTTGCCAGTTGCAGGGCCGTACAGTTCTCCGCCTCTAGCCATTGATTTTTCATAATCCTTGGACTGAACGCGAGGGTCGTTCCTGAAAGCGTCAAATTCTTTTGCGAACGCTTCATTTTTACGTTCGTAAACGCCTTGAGCAGTGCTTTTAACGGCACCGACAGCATCGCCAAGAGTCAACGACTCCATCTTGTCGTAGTCGTTGGCCAACTTGTTGAACGCAGTGGTCGTTTCGTCGTCTAATTTTCCGAAGACTTTTTCAACATCAGCAATGGCTGCATCAGCAAACTCTTGCCCAGACTTTGTTGAGTTTTGCTTGAAAGACTGAACAAGAACGTCTTTCACCTGATTCTCATCAGCGCGATATGCCCTGGCCAACTTACCAGCAAGCTCTCCTTCTTTCTCGGTGACGTTCTTCTGAAACTGATCGTAAAAAGGCCGGTTGAGTTCTCCGAGAAAACTGCCATCCGGCTTTTTGTACTTTCGATATCCAGCACCAATCACATTTCCAACCAAACTTCCCGCAGTTTCTCCAACGGCGTAATCCCTCGCAGATTCAAGAATGTTGTTTAGAGCGGTTTCATCCCATTTTTCACCGGCAACCGCTGTTCTTGCAACTTCGCCAGCGATGCCGCGCATAGCTCCCTGAATCGGAACTTTTGAGGCAGCACTCAAAAGCGTTTGTCCAGTTTCAAAAAGGTTTCTCCTAATCGGTCCTGGCAGAAATTTGGCAGCTCCACCACCTAATGAAGTCACAGCCTCTTTAGTTGCCGCTGCGGCAATTTTTCGAGGACTCGTTTCACCGGACATCAACTGATAGCCAGTTTCACCGATTGCCTGACCAACGGGAAGCGGTACGCCCATTGCCTGAAGAATCGGTCCAGTTCCATATCTGACACCCTGTGAAACCTCTTCTTTGGTCGGAGCAGTTTCATCAAACATCGACGGCGCACCCGCCGCAGCAAGACGAGCCTCCTCTTGCTGCATCGCCTCGCCCATCCGAGCAGCGTCACTCATTGTCGCTTGCCTGATCTGCTCTGGATTAAGCGCAGAAACAAGACCTTGCTCTTCACGACGACGCATCTCTCCAATTGTCGCAGCGCGATTTACAGCCTGACCAAGCTGAGCTGTCGATCCAACAGCAGCGGCAGCTTCAACTTGCGGAACAGAAGGTTGGTTTGGAACGGCATTGCTTGACGCCATTCGTCTAGCGACTTCCGCCTCAAGTCGTTGAAGCAAAGCAGCTTTTTCAGGTGATAATGGCATATTTTTATTGCTGTCCGTTTTCTGCTTTCAACTGCTGAATCAAACTCTGCATATCTTCAAGACTCATCGAGTCGGTCGATATCTCCGTAGATTGGAACGAAACACCGGGAGCGGAGTATGCAGCAGTAGTTCGCGTTCCAAACGGAGTCGTAGACCAACGCTCGTAGAATGACGGAAGAGCCTTGTCGATGTTTCTCCCAATGGTTCCACGCGCACTCCGTTCAATTCGATTCCTGAATCGATCAAGTTTGATGAGCGAGTTTTTGTCGAAAGATCCGCCGATTTCCTGAGCGATTCGCTTTCCTTCGCTCTCGGTGACGTTTAAGCCTGAAGTGGTTCTTGCGGTACGATTGACAACCCCCATGAAGTCGGCCAGCAATCCTAGCGCCTCCTGCTTCATTGGATCTTTTTCCGTTTCAATCAACGACCGAATCTTGACTTCAGTGGCAGGAATCGCCCCAAGGAAGTCAGTGAACTTTTTGCCGGGATACTGCTTCTCAAACGCGGCGATTCCGTCTTGAAGAGAGTCAATCGTTTCCATGACGGCAAACTCGTCCTCCAGCTTTGTGGCCGTCTTAGCTTCAAGCGGCTTGAGACGTCCACCTCCGCCAATAAATGTCTGCCTCAGTTCAGCTTCCTTGACTGGCGTAAGCTCTTGTCCAGAAGCTGCTGCCTTAGCCTTAGCAGCTTCAATAAACAGATCAGTATTCTTGCCGACTGATCCGGTCTTTGATTTTTCGAAACTTTCGGCAGCAAGAAGAGCTTGAGGAGCAATTTCTTGAGGAATCTGCCCAGAGTCGATCATGCTCTGAACGGTGTTTTTTCCAAGACGCCCCAAAGTTCCAAGTTTCGACGCTTTCCCAAGCTGCTCTTCTTCTGTGCGCTTTTTAGAAATTAACGCATCATCAATGACGTAATTTCCATCAGCGGTGCGAGTTAATGCGCCGTATTTTCGAGCTTCATCAATTCGTTTGCCCTCAAGCTGATCAGTAAAAGCGGCAAGTTTTGCCTGCTTTTTAATCAGTTCAGCGCGAGCAGAATACGGCTCAAGGCCGTTAATGAGTCGAGTAGCCTCCTGATTGAACTGCTTTGATTTGAACCGAGGAAGCGCAGGCATGGCGGCACCCTCTGTCGAGCTGTTCAAAAAGTCTGAAACTTGCTGGTTGAAGTTCTGAAAAGCCTCATATTCCTGATTCTGCGCCTCTGACTCTGTGAGCGCATCAGCATACGCCTTCGACTGAATCTTATTCTGAAGATCCGCCTGACGCTGGCGCATGATCTGATCAGCAGTCTGCATCTGAAACTGCTCCATCATCCGCTTCTGCGTCTGTGCGCGGTCGAACAGCGATGCACCTAGCTGAAATGCTTGAAGAGATTGGTCGGCCATAAATTATGCCCAGTTAGAAGGATCGGTTGGTCCTCCGATGTTTCCGGGTGGAATTGCGTAAAGCTCAGGATCGTTCTGAGGATTGTAGGACGACCTTACCCCCCCTTGCATTCCCGATAACCCACGCTGAGTGAAAGCCCCACCAGCGAATCCACCAGCAGAGGAAATCGCGCTTCCGATAGCAGCCATCGTAGGATCGGGCATTGCAGCCACCTGAGCGGCTTGCAGATTGCGATTATACATCGCTTGCT